GGTTCGATTCCCCCCCGCTCCACCACATAATACCCTTTACAATCAACAGGTTGTGAAGGGTTTTTTGTTTAATGTCCATATACTGTCCACCTATAAGTATAAAACCAGTAATTACAGTAAAAGATCTTAAAATATAAAAAAATCATTTTTAAAAAAGGTATGATTTCTAAGCCTTTATATTCGCGGTCTTGAGAGCAACAAGGGAGAACTTTACCCCCGTATTACTAAACGGGGGTAAAAAAAATGCCAACCCTTTTAGATTAGCATTTAACAACTAGCGCACTTCGTTTACTCAACAACGTTCTTTTTTCAAAATTAGGGTCCTTCCCGCTTGCGCGGTGCCCTTCCTAATTTCAAAAAAAGCTGCGTCGTTCGATTAATTAGATGCGATTAATTCTTTTGAACCAGGGACAGACTGGCTCGGTGCATTACACGTTAAAAAATCAACATAATCAAAATATTTAATTTTTACTGAACAATCAGTAAGTATACGTACATCGTACCCAGCTAAAGCCAAATCTCTATTAGTAATAGTAAAAATATGCTGACCATTCTGTCTAGCACTGAAATACATGATTTTAAAACCGTAATCTTGTGCAAAACCGGAGACAGCAAGTTCAACTTTGTAAAAAGGGTGATAACTTTTACTTTTTTCAACCATGTCTTTGTATTCGTTAAATTGCTTAGGCTCTGAAATAGGAGTAGGTAATTTTCTATTTTGAGATAGAGATTGAGAGATTTGTTGTTCTTCAGTAGGAAGTGATAAAGAAGTGTCACCAGCTGAGGGTAACTGTTTATTTTCATCAAGAACCTGAGGTACTGGAGACTCTTTAGTTAATGAAACGTCAGATTGCTCTTCATCTGAAAAAATATGATTTAAAAGAAAAACAAGAACAAGCAAAAAAATAAAAAGCATGAAACCAGCGCCAAACATTAGACTATGTTTCCACCAGGGAACGACATCGACTGTTGTAGCCTCTTCAATTGATTTCTCTGACATAGTGTGACTTTTGTAAAACTTAAAAACGTATGGTTCATAAGCTCTTTCATCTGTATTAACTACAAGAGAAGTACAACCCTCGTGAACTTTAATAATGTATTCATCATCAACACCGAACATTGATTTTTTTATGCAGCGATAAACTAACTGAATCATATCTCTAATATCAGCATGAACTTTTTTAAAATTCTGCGTTATCAACAAAACATCAAAGCCATAGTGTCTGTGCATAGAAAGAAACTCTAAAACTTTAGTTATGTCTTGGCCAGTTCCTCGTTGCATGCGAGATGGTAAGGACAAATGCGCTTCATCAATAGCAAATAAAACGCCCTGTCCTTTTTCGTTTTTCCAATCTTGATGCTCTAACCAATCATCAATTCTACTGAAAGGTTTTAGGTTACCATAGTCGTGAAAATCATATTGAACGATAACGATTAAATCTCTTACATGCTCACCGTAAACACTAGCAAAATGGTCAATATTCAAAGGTAAATTAGTGACAACCCTGCGACCTGATTTAATTGCGGGAATAACATGATTTTTAGTTGCTTCGTAACTTTTTCCGCCCCCGGGCTTACCTGCAATTCCATTAATCATATTAAGAACCCCAACGAACAAACGGTATTAATTGAAGTAAGAAACGTATACCTAAGCACGTTGCAATCATTCCAAGCGCTTGAGAAACGCCCAATATATTTAAGTAATAAGCAGTTTCCGGAGGTATTAAGCTAAAGTATGAAGCAATATCAAGCCCTGACATTAATGAACCCACAGAATTAAGTAATAGTTCACCAACTGATAAAAGTTGTTCTAAAGACCAGATAAAAAAGTCTTCAAGAATTGTAACTAAAGAAAGTAATAATCTATAAAGAAAATCAATAAATTCATTGTATGTATTAGCTAACCAATCAAGCATAACTTAACCTCCAAATAAAATTTTACGACAAGTAAAACCAGCCGTAACAAGTATAAATATTTTTAAAGCTGGAAAAATTCTAGGGTCAAGAACAAAGCTATGACAACCCAGATTCATACCATGGCCAAAGTTAAGACAAAAACTCATGTCAGGTGCTGAACCGGAAAAGTTAGGCTTAAATTGATCAAGAAAAATATAGAATTCTGTTTGTTTGAAATCTTCTATTTTTGTTGTAAACATTCCGTCAACTCCGTCGTCATATTTTGATTTGTAGAAAGATTTTAAATTTTTGGTGGGTTCTTTATTTAAAGTAACTGATGTTTCACTTACAGATTTTTTTAAGTCGTCAATAGATTTAGTTGTCTTATCAACAGCACTCTCAACATCACCCAATTTAGCAATAACACCGGATAAATCTATATCAACGGGAGCACTTGGATTTGATGGAGAATTGTCAATTGGATCATCTTTTCCATCGCCATCGCTATCTAAATCATCATCGTTCTTAATGCCGTCCCCATCTTTATCTGGATCGAGATAATCAGGAACACCGTCAGAATCAATATCAGAGTCAATACAAACAAAAACGCCATTGACTTCACCACAACCTTGCTGGCAATCTTTAATTGATGAGCCGTCTATAGATGAACCTACAGAGCAAACATCTTCTGGATTTTCTGGACAAATCAAAGAGCTAGAACCAAATTGTGAACACAAATCATCTGAGTTTTCAGGTGTGTCGTATTCTTGACCATCTGGAGCTGGAGCTGGGTCAGAGTAACAATTGCCTTCTAAATCAAGAGCATAATAATCTTCACCACTTGATGATGAAACTGCATTATATTTACAAGTACTACCATTAGGTTTTTCATGACAAACCTGTTGACTTGTAACTGTTGTCGATAAAAATTCACTAGTTTTATTTATTTTACAATCGTCGAAGAGAGGAATTTCAGATGGATTAGCGCAAGCACCTACTTTAGTTGAACCAATATCAATAGCACCAAAAGTGTTTTGGGGGGCGGTATCAGGTGGACAACCTTCAGACTCTAAGTATTCGATAAGAGTAGGATAATTATAAACTCCTGAAATTCGACGTATTGTGTCTTCATTGTCACAGTTATTATATGTACTAAAATCATAGTTCATTTTAACAGCGGTTTCCCATGATGCGTTTCCACAGAAATCAGAAGATTTTTTTGCTTCACGTAACCAAACAGTATGACATTTTCTTGCCATATGTTCGGTATCAGTAACACGACCTGTAATTGTTATTGTCCCACCAACTTTGCAATCGACAAGTGTTGTAGTGGTTTTACTAGGCGGAACAACAGGAACAGTACCATCAAAAAAGATACTTGTTACAGCTTGAGAGGAGCAAAAAAAAGGCGTTAACAATAAAGTAAACGCCAAGATTAATTTTTTCAAAATAAGACCCTTTTTATATTCCGTCTGTTGCTGCTTTTGCACACATTGCGCCAAGCATCATAAAGCAAACGTAAAAAAGGGCTGATAAAATACCAGCCACTTTAAACTCCTAAATTTAAACTGATTTAACAGCTCGTTTACCAAGAACACCAGCTTTGAAAGCCATGTTAATTCCAATTGATGCAACCATCAGTAAAGTTACAGAGGCAGCAGCGGTTGTGAAATCTATAGCAGCGAATACGTCAGCCATGTTTTATCTCCAGTTTTTAAATTGTGGCAAAATTGCCTATTCACATATGTGAATTTTTTTAAACTAAACGAATAGCTTGTTTTGCTAAACGCCCTTTATAACCAATGAACCAGAACAACAAGTAAGCAGAAAGACCAAATGTGAAAGCTATTCCTGCATCTGTTGATTTAATAAGTTCAGAAGTTTCGTTTTGTTCTTCTATTTGTTTCAGTAATGCATATTCAGTTGGATTAATTACGACCCAGCCAGATATTTGATTAAAACAATTTTCAGCAGTATAAGGTGTGTCAGTTCTAAAAACTTTTAAGGGTCGTCCACCAGAAGAAGTCTCCCAGCCGAATTCGTAACAGTCAGCTGCTTGTGATGTATATGAATAAAAAGCAATTGTTAATGAAGTTAACAATAAAAAAACTGTTTTTTGTTTGATAAGTTTCATTAAGTATTAGTCTCTATATTTTGAACACGGACATCAAAATTGAAGCAATCAGGACAACAAGAAAAATCATTAAAAAAAGCTAATTCAGAAACAGTACCTGACCAGGAGCAATCACAATAAAAAATGACTGTATTTATATAGCGTAAAGTTACGTTTAGGGTTTGGTGATGTACTGGAACTGAATTAGCCAAGTGTTAAACCTTAATACGCTCAAAACCCGACACTATATTGCGTGCTGGATTTTCAGGGTCTGCATCAAGCATTAAATTAACAGGCTGTAAAAATGGGCAGTTAGATTTAAAATCGTTAAACAAACCAATATCAAAAGCCATATTGACTTCTTGAACATCAAAACCAGCTTGTTGGATGTTATGGTCGTCGTTAATAAAGTCTGTAGCAGGCTTTAAGTAAGTTACGTTTGCGAATTTGTAAGGTTTTGGTCTGCCTGATTTACTACTTGTACCCGAGCCAAATTTAACGGTTAAAATTGTTATGCCTTTTAAAATACTCATTTTTTAATTTCCTTTATTTTCGTTTAGGTTGTTTGAATTTGGTCGAGAAACATTTTTTCGGTTATTGAAATTTTTAACCGTTTAGGAAAAGCCTCTCTTGCAAAGGGATTAGGTAAGTCCTTAAGAAACTTTTCTACAATTTCTGTATCAGTCATAGAACATAAGTTACGCATCATGTTTATCGCTTTACGCGTTGATATAACTTGATTCTCGATAATGCGGTCTATTGTCATAGTTGCTGTTTTAACAATGGTTTTAATGATTTCTTGTTCCGAATTTAAGAATGATAAACAAGGGTATGCACCAGCTAGATATTCAGACGGTTTAATTAAAGTATCTAGGGGAATTTCACGCTGTGAAGAATGTAATTCTAATTCCCAACGTACCCATTTATCTTTTGAATAGCCTAGCTGTTTGCCTTTTTCATAAACTCTTAATAATTTGCCCGACTCGCGAGAACCGATATACAGGGTACGGCCTTTGGTTGGCATAAATCCGTATGTTTTCTTAGCTGTAGATTTTGTTTGTTGACCAGAGAATTCTTTAATTTCTTTGAAGCTTTCTTTTAGCTGTTTATTTGATAATGAGCCAGACTCAACGTACATATATGAAGTAGGACGACCGCCAGTATTAAAGCCACCTTTTTTAGCGAACTTACGAGCAACGGCAACAGAGTGTTTTCCTTCAAAATCATCATGAGCTAAGTCAATACGTGTAATTTTAATTTCAGGTATGTTTTTAATTTCTTGGTATAAACGCGACATATCAATAGCATTACAACCACTACCCATAAATGAGATATAACAACCAAGATTTTTACCACCCCATGCGATTATTCCAGCATGCTCACCATCGGCATAAAGATTGGCTGAGTACTGATAATTGAAACGGCCTGAAGGATTGTTAACAACCGTCCACATGTAAGATTCAGCAGTAAAAACATTATTTAATCGACAGACAAAACGTTCGGCTTCACCACAACAAAGAACATCAAGCATATTAAGTCCAATGTTATCGAGTAGGTTGTCTAATCGGTCGGTATATTTTGATGAGGTATCTACTTCAAGTTCACCAGCTAGCATGTCTCGTAGTTCGAAACGTGCAGCGACTTCACTTTCAGCTAATGTGAGGCTTGATATATCTAAATCTTTGTAGCGTCTATTATCGTATTCACGTGTTATTTCTTTTGATGCATTTTCATAACGAGTAAGAATTTCACCATAAGCGCTGCTATCAAAAACTTGAGTGGTTAATAATGCTTTATTCTTTTTTTGAGTTAATGAAGCTAAATGACGATCTAAAGATGTTTGTTTAGCACTAATAATTTTTCCTGTTTTTACACAAGCACCTATTTTGGCTAAGTTCTTTATACGTAATAGCTCTTGAGGCGACCAAGTAAGAGAAAGTGCATCAACTTTACAAGGGATAGATTGTGTTTTTTTATTGTTCATCAAAGACCCCTTCCTTATACAATTCTTGATAATTTTCGTCTGTTACTTCTACTAAGTTAAATTCCGAACCGTAATGACCTTGAACAAAAGTTATGAGTGATATCAAATTTGAAAAATGATGTACTTGGCCTTTGTGCTGTATAGCTACATCACCCCAATGTTCATTTTGAAAATAGATATCTTTGATTGTCATAATTAAATAGCCAATTGAGCTTCTGCACGAATAGCAGACATGTTGATGAATGTTTTTTCACGAGACTTTAATTTTTTGCGGATAGGTAAACGACCTTGGTGAACTTGTTGGCGAACATTGCCAACGGTATCGTTTGTAATACGGGCATAAGCTTCAACGCTCAAAAAAGGAAGATTTGAGGCTAACATGTCACTTTTAAGTGATTCAAATTGTAGGTCAGTAAGTGTAATATGGCTGGTTAACATTTTTTAAACTCATATCTCATTGCGTTACGCGATGTTAAATCCTGATGTGAATATTAGACTCGCGATTTATAGATTTCAATATAAATTTATCGCGTTTTGAGGTTTATTTTATATGACATTGAATTCTAAAGATATTTTTGATCGATTATTAGAGTTATATAAAACGAAGAAATTGAATGAACTTTCAATAATGCTTGGTTTTAAAAAAAATTGGGGATCATCTGTCAAAAATAGAGGATCAATTCCATTTGAAGCATGTATAAAAGCATGTGAAGAATTTAATGTTTCTATGGATTATCTGATTTTTGGAATAGAAGATGAGTCAAAGAAAATAGATATAAATGAACTAAAAATATCAGTTACTGAAGGTATTTTTGCAGCAATACAAACAGATATGATCAAATTAAATAAAGACGTTAAAATTTCACAAATAACAGAAGTAATAACGTCTGAAATTAAAGAAGTATGTAAAATTAACGACGAGAACCAGACACTAAACAAAGCCCGGTAACTGTATTTTGTTGATGTAATAAACTAATTTCAGCCTCTTTTTCCCATTGCTTTAATGCGAAATAGCGTAAATCAGGTGGTAATTTTTTTAATTCGAAATAACGGATAAGTAAGCTTTTTTTCATTTCATTCCCTAAATTTAAAATTTTACAAAAATAGCAATAAGGAAATATTAAATGCTAAAAATATTATGGATAGTATTATTCCTGATCACTTCAAATCAATCTTATGCAAAATCTAAATGTGAAAAAGAATGGAAAGCACTTAAAGGCGTACAAGCTCACTTAAGGTACAAAACATCTGAATATTTAAGAAAAGAAGAGCATAGAAGACATGAGATTTATCAAAAATGTCGTTCAAAAAGAAATAACGAATCAAGCAGTAGCAAATCTAAAAGTAAAAAATCTAAAATAATTTATTCAAAAAAACCTACTACACAGAAAAAGTACTCACCTAAAAAATACGTAAAAAAATCTTTTGGAAAAAGTACCGTAAAAATAAAAGGTAAGTTTAAAGGAGATAAACAAAACGAATGGATAAAACACTATAAAACACCTAAAGAATGCATAAGGCCTAAAAGCACATCACAGTTTGCAAGTTGTTTAAATAAAAGAAATGTTGAGGCAGAAAAATTTAGTATTAATTGGAACAAAAATAGTAAATGAATAAAACAAAAAAAATACTAGATGGTATTTGGAAAACTGATAATAAAAATAAACCATAGTATGTAGACTTTAGACCAAGCGGAGCTAATGGCTCTCGTAAGCGTGGTGAGTTCGTTACAAGAAATGAGGCTATTAGGTTTAAAGATTACTGGAATGTCGAATTAAAAAATACTAAAGAATGGGAACCTGATCCAGAAGATAACAGGCGACTATTAGATTTAATTGAAATTTGGAACAATCTACATGGCAAAAGCTTAAATGATATAACAAAGCGATTAGCTAAAATGAAAGCCATGTGTGAAAAAATGGGTAACCCTATTGCTAGAAAATTAACAGCAAATAATTGGTCTGAATATAGAGCAAAACGTTTAGAAAAAGTATCGATAAAAACTGTTAATAATGAACAAACTTATTTAAATGCTTTATTTAATGAACTCATTAGATTAAATGAAATAAAAGCTAACCCGATTAGATTAGTAAGATCATTAAAATACAAACAACCTGAAATGGGATTTTTAACACATGATGAAATACCTATTTTACTTGATGAGTTAAAAAACTCTCGAAATGAAAGTGCATATATAGTCACAAAAATTGCTCTATCAACTGGTGGGCGTTGGGGAGAAGTAGAAAGCCTAACGGGTAGGCAAATAAAAAATAATCAAATTACTTTTATAAACACTAAGGGTGGTAAAAATAGAACTATTCCTATAACTGAAGAATTATCAAAAGAGATACCAATTAAAAATGGTAAATTGTTTACTAGCTGTATAGGAGCCTTTAGAAAAGCTTTAATTCGGACGGGGGTTCAACTCCCTAAAGGACAATCAACACACATATTAAGGCATACGTTTGCGAGTCACTTTATGATGAACGGAGGAAACATTCTTGTACTTAAAGAGATACTCGGACATGCAAATATAAACGATACTATGAGATATTCACACTTTAGTAAAACTCATTTAGAAGATGCTATAAAACTTAACCCTATAAGTTGTCATAGTGAATAATGTCCATATTTAGTCCACCATACATTAACAGGCTATAACGAGAAATAACGCACTATAACGACAAGCCATTGATATCATTGTAACTTGTTGTTTTTTAACAGTACTAAAGCGGTTCGATTCCCCCCCGCTCCACCAAATAA